AACTCTAACGGTAAGAACAAATTGGTGAATGTTAACGCCGGAATTAACTTCAGTGCTAATGATGAAAAATATCATTCTGAAGCTGGAGCATGGTTATTTAGAACTACATTAAATGAAGCGGTATTAGATAAAGCGATTACTGAGGACGAAATTGTTAAGTTAAAATTAGACTTGGAAGAAACCGCTAAAGTGATATTTGAGCATGAATCTATTATTGTTGATAAGATATTCGAGAAAGGACACATCAAGGGTATTACTGATAATCAATTGAAACATTTTGTTGAATCGCGTTTGGATGTTTGTTTAACTAATCTGGGGTATAAAGCTATCTTTAAGCCTAGTTATAATCCAATAGAAAAATGGTTCTATAAAGATTTGAATTCATCGGTGTTACATGATTTCTTTTCAAGTCAAGGCTCAGATTACAATAGATCGTGGATAGAGGCTAAGTTTATATGGTAAAAGATATTTCAATTTATGAACAGTTAGGCATTGAGCGGAAAGAATTACAGGCTCAAGGTAAACTTCCAGAATGGGTTACTACTGCTTCTTGGCAATTATTAAAGGAAAATTATCTAAATGATAAATATCCTGATTTACAAAGCGTTTTTTCTAGGGTTTCCAAACATGCGGCTAAATATACTAAAAGTCCTAATGAATGGGAATCACGATTCTTTAAATTATTATGGAACGGCTGGTTAGCTGCTTCTACTCCAGTTTTATCTAATATGGGTACTGGATTCGGTTGTCCAGTTTCTTGTTCTGGAGGCGTTATACCTGATTCTGTTTATGGATTTTATGATGCTCAAAAGGAAGCTGCGATATTATCTAAAAATGGGTTTGGGACTTCTGGTTACTTAGGCGGTATTCGTCCAAGGGGTTCTAAAATTGAAGGCATGAAAGGTAGCGCATCTGGCGTATTGCCTGTGTTTAAAGATTTCGTTCAAGTTTCAAGAGACATTTCCCAAGGCAGTCAACGTCGCGGAGCATGGGCGGGGTATATTGAAATTGATCATGATGATTTCTTTGAAATATTGAATTATATTAGTAAGAACCCAGATGATGCTAATATTGGTTGGAATATCTCTGACCAATTTATTGAACGATTAGATGCCGGAGATAAAGACGCCATTGAACGGTATCAGAAAGCATTAAAATTAAAAATGATTACTGGTAAGGGTTATTTTGAATTCATTGATAAAGTTAACCGTCAAAATCCACAGATGTATAAAGACTTAGGTCTTACCGTAAAAGCGAGCAACTTGTGTTTTTCTGGCGACACTCTTGTTGCTGTTGCTGATGGCAGAAATGCTGTATCTATAGAACAATTAGCAATAGAATCAAATGGAATCGGTAGATTTCCTGTATATTCTTCAAGATGGAATAACCATAAGAAAATATGGGTAAATGAAATAAAAACTGCTATTGCTTTCAAAACCGGCGAGAAACAACTTATAAAAGTAACTTTATCAGACGGATCTTCATTCAAATGTACACCGGATCATGCTATTGCTCTTAAAGACGGTACATATATTGAAGCTGCATTAGCAATAGGAAAACCTCTTCAACCATTCTATACTTCTTTGGGCGATATATCGTTATGCGCCACAAAAATAGAATATGTTGGTATTGAATCTGTATACGATTTGACTGTCGAAGACAATCATAACTTTAATATTATTACATCAACGCAGGATCAAAATTATCTTGAGTGTTCTGGTATTTTGGTTCATAATTGTTCTGAGATCCAATTATTCTCAGATGATGATCATACATTTTCATGTGTATTATCTTCAATGAATGCCGCTAAATATGACGAATGGAAAGATACCACAGCAGTATTTGATGCCACTGTATTTCTTGATTGTGTTAATCAAGATTTAATAGAAATCGGTAAGAATATTAATGGAATGGAGAAAGTCGTACGGTTCGCTGAGAAAAGTAGAGCGTTAGGATTAGGCTTATTAGGATTCCATACTTATTTACAAGATAACATGATTCCGTTTGAATCAATGGAAGCATATTATAAGAACACAGAAATCTTTAAACATTTAGATGAAGAATCATTGAAAGCTTCTGAATGGATGGCTAAAGTATTCGGCGAACCTAAATGGTGTGTTGGTTACGGAGTAAGAAACACACATAGGATTGCTATTGCCCCAAATCTGAGTTCGGCTATCGTTTGCGGAGCTGTATCTCAAGGGATTGAACCTATTTACAAAAACGCTTATGTACAAAATACAGCGGCGGGAAAGATTGATAGGGTTAATCCATCGTTATTGAATGTGATGAAAAATCGTAATGTATATTCTGAAGAAACTGTGAAAGATATCATTGCTAATAATGGATCTGTAAGACATGTTGATTGGTTAAATGATGATGAAAAAGAAGTATTCAAAACAGCATTTGAGATAAACCAAAAACAGATTATTCGGTTAGCTTCTGCTCGCCAACGGTTTATTGATCAAGCGCAAAGCATCAATTTATTTTTTTCTGCTGATGAAGATGAAGGTTACATTAGTGAAGTCCATAAGATGGCGTTTAAAGACCCTTATATAAAATCATTATATTATATTAGAAGCGAAACAGGGGTTATGTCATCAAAAGACGAGTGCCTTGCATGTCACAGCTGAAACTATCAACTAAAAATTAAAAGGAATTAAAATGGCATCTAAACAATTTGATTGTGATCAATGCGAATCAAGCGGTAAAATTACTGTTAAATCTAAAGATATTACTGTGTATGATATTGGGATTTGTCCGGTATGCGGTTCGCCTTTATTACAGGACGAAGATGATTTTGAAGAAGAAGTTTAAGAGTTAACATTAAGCCGGCTTAATCGCCGGCTTTTTATTGCGTAAGATATTCTCTTTACTTTTGTCTTAAAATATAGTATATTGATAATTTACTTGGGGATATTATGCTATCATTTATTGAATTTAAAAGACTATTAGAAATGCCGGAACATAGAAAAGGCACTAAAGACCAATCTGCTTGGATTAAACATGATGATATAGGCAACGCTGTTGCTTTCATTTCTAATGATACTGTCAACAGAAATTTCATTAAAATAAAGAAAGATGAATTAAGTACGCTTGGCGGCGAATATGAAATTCTATTGAGTAAACGGAAAGGATTGGCGGGGTTATATCTTCCTTCAGTTAATTCTGAAGGCGAAACGATATATTATGTTATTTGTTTGGTATATTTTAAGCGACCTATCGTTACTGTATTTCCTACAGAATTATCGCATAAAGAATCATTACAAGTAGATAAAGTTGCTACTGTTCCGAATTACGAAAGTCAAGGGTTAGCCTCTATCGTTTATAATGCATTAGCCGAATATGGGTTTATTGTTATATCAGATACCATACAATTTGATGGCGGTAAATTTCTATGGAAGAAGTTAGCTAGAAACGACGAATTGAATGTCTTTGTTTACGATAGGGAAACTCAAGATGTTTTTAAGGATTCTTCTGGGATTCCTATTAACTATAATGGCAGAAACATACCGGATAATCAAATTTGGGCGCATAGTAAAGCTGGACAGAGATTTATTTTAATTGCTCATAGATAATAAACATGATGTCATTAAGTCGGCTTTTTATTGTGTAAGATATTCTCTTTACTTTTGGTACAATTTATAGTATAATGATTTTAACTAAATAAGTATTATTACATTTTTTAAAGGTACGCAAAATGGTAAAAGAATTTACACCAGATTTGAATAAATTAAAAGCAATACATAAAGATTACCTGTCTTGGAAAAAAGCAACCAATGAAACTTTACTGAGAAACAATAATTCTATTGGTAGAGTGCAAGTACAAGCAAAAACTATGGGTGAAGCCGGCGGAAAAGAAGCTATTATTGCTAGATTACTATACGCTCAGCATAACACAAAACATGTTGAATACTATTTCGATATGAATTCAAAAGATAAAAAAGCATTAAATGAGGAAACTGAAATATCAGGATTTGACCAGTTTAAAAACGCAGTTATGGAATCTGTATTGAATGAAGCAACAGAAGCATTTTTTGCTAATTTCAAAGACACAATGAAAAACCCTACGCAAATCACATCGCACACGGGTGGTAAAGCAAATTTAAGATCTAAAGGTGCTGCTGAATCTTTAAGTAATATGCGTTGGATGCTTGATGACAAAGATAAGGTTGCTGTCCATAAGTTAGGCGGCGGTACACAAGTCGAAAATGATTTTATACTTAAAAAAATTAATGATGCCCGCAGTAAATCTAAAGACGAAAAATCTTTTGTTAAAAATTTGAATTCAAGTTTTAACGGGAATTTCTTTACTGCAGGTCAAATCTTTTAAAAGATAACTCAGAATAGAATTAGCCGACTTTATTGTCGGCTTTTTATTACCTAACGAATTCCGCTAAATACTATATTTGATAGGCGAATATATTATGTGGGAATATAATGGACAAGAATTTACTGAAGATTTAATAGGAAAATCTATTGGATTCATTTACCTAATAACTAACCTTACTAATGGAAGGCGATATATCGGTAAGAAACAGTTCTATTCATTTACATCCTCAATAAAAACTGTCACATTAAAATCAGGCGAGAAAAAGAAAAAGAAAGTCAAAAAAATAAGCGAATCAAATTGGAAAGATTATTATTCCAGTTCTATAGAATTAAATGGTGATGTTGAACTTCTTGGGAAAGATATGTTCAAAAGGGAAATTCTATATTTGGTCTCCACTAAAGGAATGATGAGTTATATGGAAGCTAAACTTCAGTTCCAACATGAGGTTTTAGAACATCCGGATCTTTGGTATAACGGCACGATCCAATGTAGGATTCATAAATCTCACGTTAAAATGTTATAGAGAGGGAATATGGTTGAAATTAAATTCACTTATGATTATGATAAACAATATCTGCCAATCTATCATGAATTATTTGAATCAGAATTTACCGGCAGAAACTGGGTGAAAAATATACTCTGTGTATCTTGCGAATCTATTTGCGATAATATGAAAGAAGGCTTTAAAGAATTATTACTCAATAGACAAAAGAACCCTGACGCATTACCCATGATGGTTATTTTAGAAAATGATATTCCTGTGGGGTTATCCTTTCCGAAAAACCTATTTACTGCTAATGAATCTGAGGCGTTTCGTATCCCTAATGATAAATCGTATTATAAAATTGGATCCATTATCATTAAACAATCTTATCGTAATAAAGGAATCGCTGTTGCTGCTTGTCAGGAATTCTTAAAATTATATCCGAAAATCGTATATCAAGTAGATGAACGCAATATCGCATCTATTAGGGTTGCTGAAAAATTAGGCTTAACTTATAGCCATAACACTACACTAAATGGTATCAATTACAAAATTTACAAATCTTAACTTCCAGCCGACTTTATTGTCGGCTTTTTATTATCCGCAGACTTTCCAATTTCTATCCCAATTTCTATTCTAAAATCAACTAAACCTTGTAAATACACAGCATATAGACGTTTATCCTTTAAAAATAAACTCTAATAAAAACAAAGAGTTATAGATTATATACGATATATGGGAGTGACCCTGTAGGGTAGCTTGTTCTGGAATTATTGAGAAGATTCAGTGGGGGATTATATGTTAAAAGAAAAGTCTTTACTTTGTTTATAGAAACCCGTATAATAGCCTAGTCGGGCGTGAATTAAGGATAAGCGGATTAAATAAAGTTGGTTAAGAAATTCCTTTACTTTTGGTCTTAAATCATTTAGACTATATAAAGTAACTAAATAAAAATAGAGGAACATATTATGGAACAAAATTCGAGTAAAATTAACGATCCAATTAACGTAAACGATTCAATCTCAATTGTTAAGAATAAAACTAAACCAATTAAAATTGATAATAAATTAAAAGGCGTTACAACCGCTATAGTTAAATCTGATTCCGGAATCGAAGTGGAATTTGAACCAACAATAGAAATAGTAGCTAAAAGTCCTAAATTCCAAATTCAAATTGATAATAAATTATTTGGAGTGACTACTTCTAATGTTAAATTAAATTGGGAAAACGCTTATAACTGGGCTGTTGCTGATAACGCAGAATTGCCTAGTAAAGAAGTAATTGGGAAAGTATATTTACAAGCCAAAGAACAATTCGGTAAAGGAGAATGGTGGAGTTCTTCTGTATTAGATAACGATAAGGCTTACTGTATCGATTTTGATAAGAAAAGTCGGTCAACTAAACCATTAACTGGAACTGCTTTTGCTTTTTACTTGAAAGAGATTTAATATGCCATTCTATTCGTTTAAGAATAAAGAAACCGAAGAAGTAATTGAAGTGTTTATGTCTATAAGCAAATTAGATGGGTATAAAGAGGAACATCCTGAATTAGAAGTAATTATTGGGACTCCCAAATTGATTGACCCTACAAGGTTAGATGCTACTAGAATTAAGGATAGTGGGTTTAAAGAAGTGTTACAGAAGATACATGCTAGGACTCCAGGTTCTTGTTTGGATAGAACGACTAATCTTTGATAGGGTTATTATATTATGTTTACAAAGAAAGATACGCTTTACTTTATCATGAATATACATTATAATGAAGATGCGTTTGATAGCGATTGCGAATTTGTTACTCAGCAACTATTGTTAAACGATAATGTAGGGTATCAAGGGAATTTCGCTTACATTTCTGATAATGAGGATGATTTGATTAAGGCGTTACGGAAACTGTATTCAATTTTCTCTCACATTAAAGATATTACTGATGAAATTCTTATTTACTCTGTAATTGATATTAAGAGTGTTAATTATGATGCTGTATTTGAAAAGGGAAAATTGAATTGAAAACACATATAGCTCATCCAGAGATAGCTCAGTTGGTAAGAGTAAACATAGATGGTAAACGTTGGTATCAGACACCAGAAGGTAAAAGATATCCTTCTGTGACATCGGTAACATCATATGCATCAAAGGGAGCTATACAAGAATGGAGGAATAAGGTAGGACATGCTGAAGCTGATAAAATATCCGCACGTGCTTCAAATAGAGGCACACGAGTTCATTCTTTATGTGAGGACTATCTTAACAATAAAGAGGTAATGCCGCAGGATTTTGATTTAGAATCATGGCGCTCAATTAAACCTGAGTTAGATTTTATTGATAACATTCACGGTAATGAAATTAGATTATATTCTGATTTGTTAGAGGTAGCGGGTACTGCGGATTGTATAGCAGACTATAAAGGCGTTTTATCTATTATTGATTTTAAAACATCAAACAAGTTAAAACGTAAAGAATGGATTACAAACTATTTTCAACAAGCGGCTTTTTACAGTTTAGCATTTAGAGAAAGAACAGGCTTATCCGCCAAACAAATAGTAATTATTATTTTGGTGGACGATGAATTACCTCAAGTGTTCGTTGAACCTGTTCAAAATTGGTTGTTATCCGCTAAACAATGTCGAGATGATTTTAGGAAAGCAACTGGTCAATGAGAATAACCAAATCCAAATAACCAGTAAGAACATTATATACTGATTTGGGTAAAGGGTATCGCTTAATTGTTGTACGGGGATACTCTGAACTAATAGGAAAAATAATTGTGTTAAAACTAATATTATCAGCAGCAATTGTGTTAACGTCAACTACAGTAGTCTACGCTAAACATGAAGAAAGTAAATTTCTTGAATCTGAAATCAATTGCTTAGGTCAGGCGATCTATAGGGAATCGCGTGGCGAGTCAGTGGTAGGTAAAGTCTTAGTCGGTGAAGTTGTCATGAATCGGCTTAAACATAAATCCTATCCTAAAACAGTCTGCGGAGTCGTAAACCAAAAAGGCTATAAACATGGAAGATTAATCTGTCAGTTCTCATGGGCGTGTATGAATTTACCTCCTGTGATTCCTGGAAGAGAGAAATTTGACAGTTATTACCTAGCAAAAATGATTTACGAGCATAAACTTAAAGACGTTTCCGGTGGCGCGTTATTCTTTTTCAAAGATAACGAACTGAAATATGTTAAACAAATGAAAATTGCTTTGGTGTCTAAGGTAGGGCATCATGGGTTCTATAAAGAAAGAGTTTAATATCTTTACTTTGTAGGAAAACTAAGTTATAATTATTAAATATTTTGAATTGAGGATTTTATGTTTAAAACGTCTAATGATTTTTCAATGTTTATCGAAAGCGAAGCTGCTGCTACCAAGAAACCTGTATTAGATATTATCTTAGAATATTGTGAAGAACATTTCTTAGATGTAGTAGAAATTGTTCCTATGCTAAATCGTTCTATTAAAGGTAAACTTGAGAACGAATTTATTGCCAATGGACTATTACCTAAAACTGCTACATTGGATGTGTAATGGACGGTTATCGAATCTATCAATATTATAATTCCATTAAATTACATTTTAACTCTACTTCTTATGATATTTTCAGAAGTAACGGTAAAATTAAAGGCTCTTATAATAGCTACTTGAGACGAGATGATTATCGTGTGTTTGAGAAAACCGCTAAATTATTCAAATCTGATATTGAAGTCATACAGTTTACAGCAGCTAATATTGCTTATGGAAAACCCAATTTCATTTATGATTTAGATGATTCTTGTGTGGATAATTACTTGTTATTCCTAAAACGGAAACAAAGCATCACCAATGTATTCCGCGAAGATATCTCTAAACTTGAACTGGAAATGGATAAAGGTGAAACCAATCTGTTTGATTTTGCCAATGGGGAAATTCCCCTTACGTTTAGAATGTTCATGGGAGGCTATATTTCTATTGAGACCATGAATATACTAAATAAAATGTTCGGCTTCTTAGATATTGATTATCCGATATTCGAAAAAGAATTCCTTCGGATTAAGAAATTATCTGGGTTTGTTGAATATGATTTAGATAAACTAAGAATTGTTTATCGACAATCTTCTTTACTTTAAGGAATTTTATGAAATCGTATATAGAATTTAGAAATGAAAACGTTAAACCTAAAAAAGAAAATGTATTAAATGTGCCCAAAGAAAGGTTTATAGAAATTGCTAAAGAAATGGCAATAAAACATAAAGATATCTTGAAAAGGTTAGAAGATGCTTAAACCTGAAGATGTTGTAGAACTTAATAAATTATGTAATGGACCAGGAACTTTAACTAGGAAAGATTTATTATATTCAGCATTTTCTGCTATAGATTATTACGAAACGCCTGAACTACAAATATGTTCTATTGTTAGAGGTATAATTAAAAATCATCCTTTTGTTGATGGTAATAAAAGGACGGCATTAATGGTTTTATATACATTATCCGAAACAAAACAATTACACCTTATTTCCGACGAAAAATTATTCGATGCGATAGTAGATATTGCTAAAAATAATTATTCTGTTGAATCTATAGCCAAAAAAGTTTTTAAATAACTTTACTTTGATATTAAATTAAAGTATAATAACTAATCTTGTTATTAAATGATAGCAAGAAAATCAATCGTAATACATCGCTTATAAGGAAACTAATATGTCTATTAATATCGAATCGTTAAGAAAAATGCGCAACGCTGATTTCAGTTCTATTACAGCTGAAATGGAAAAAATCGTTAATCCTCCGTCACAAAATAGCTCATCCGCAGATAACCGTATCTGGAAATTAACCAGAGATAAAGCTGGTAACGGTTCTGCTCTTATCCGCTTTTTACCTAAACTAGAAGGCGATGATTTGCCATGGGTCAAATTATATACTCATGGATTCCAAGGTCCAACCGGTAAATGGTATATTGAAAATTCATTAACTACTATTAATGAAGAAGATCCAGTCTCAATTGATAATTCCAGATTATGGAATACCGGTAATGAAGCCGATAAAGAGTTAGCTAGAAATCGCAAACGTCGTTTAGAATATTTTTCTAACATCATTGTATTAGAAGATCCGGCTAACCCAGAAAACAATGGCAAAGTTTTCTTATTCAAGTTTGGTAAGAAAATCATGGATAAAATCATGGATAAATTTAATCCGACTTTTGCTGATGATCCTAAAGTTAATGTATTCGATTTATGGGAAGGTGCTAACTTTAAACTTCGCATCAGAACTGTTGATGGGTATCCTAATTATGATCAATCTATTTTTGCCGATCCTTCTGAACTATTAAATGGCGATGAAACTAAACTGATTGAAGTTGTAAATCAACAACATAAATTATCGGAATTCTTAGATCGCAAAAACTTTAAATCGTTTGAAGAATTATCAAGAAAATTTCAATCGGTAACGAATCCTGATGCTCCAGTGGTTCCAAACGCAAATACGATGACTAATTCGTATGCGGAAACTCCAATTAAGCCTCAGTCTACATCGAACTACACAAGTTCCTCTACTCCAGCCACTTCTCCTGCGAGTGACGATGATGCTGATATCATGGATTACTTTAAACGAATCGCTGAAGCCGGTTAATGGTTTCCTAGCCTAATTGGTTGAGCCTGACAGTCTTATTGATTGTCAGGCTTTTTTGTTTTAAATACTAATTTATTCCGAGGAGGAACAATGTTAAGCTACAAAGAATTCACTGAACAGTTAAATGAACAAATTAAACCTGTTAAATTAAAACAAGGCAATGTTCAAATAGTAACTCCATTAAAAGCAATTAAAGACCCAGATTGGGGAGATTATTCTATTGATCATCCAAAATTCCCTAAAGATTCAAGGGTTGATGCTAATAAAATTACTATCAAAAATGGTATGGTCGTTGGCATGACAGAAACATTAGCTAAACAACTCGGAATTGAAACTGTAGGCGATAAATTCGGGAAAACTCCAGAAGAACAAAAAAAAGAAAAAGAATCATTGGCTAAAGAAAAAGCTCAACAAGATTTTAAAAACTCAGCAACCGGTGCTATAGTTAAATCTTGGGGCATTAAAAATGCGGTCTCTACAGGTAAAATTAGCAAAGAACAAGGCGAATTACAATTAAAAAACTTAGCCGATAAATTCAATAACAAAACCAAATAAATTAACAACCGCTCAATCTTAATTGGTTAAGCGGTTTTTTTGTTATCTACACAAAAGGAATTATAATATGAACAAAACCTATAAATTATTCGCTGATAAAATGGGCGGAACTCAAACTCAAAACTTCATCGGCACTCCTGGAGAAATATTCTACGATCCTGACGTTGGTGCTCTAAGGATATCTGATGGAGTTACAGTCGGAGGATTACCTTTGCCTGCCACTATAATTAGCCATCCCACGGTATATGATGAAGATATCATACCAGTATTTGATAACACTTATACTATAGGATCTAGCACATTAAGATGGAAATCCATTTATATTGGTCCAGGAACGCTTTACATTCAAGACCAGAACAATGCTGGGTTAAATTGCGCTTTAACTGTATTAGATGGGGTTCTTCAGATTAATGGCGCCAATCAACTTCAAGTAGGTCAGTTAAGATTTGTTGATAACGCTATTCAATCGACCACTCCTGATATTGATATTTCTATTGGATTAACATCGTCTACTGGATCTTTATTACTAAACAGAAACACAACATTTGAAAACAGTAAAGATGTTAAACTAGGCAATTTACAATTATTAGATTCAAGTGATAATATACTCGCTCAACTGACAAATGATGACAGTATCGGTAAACTATTATTTGGAGGCGGTTCTAATGGTATATGGATGGACTCTGGTAAATTTTATGTAGATTCATTAGGGTATTCTACTGCGAATTCTGCTTTACAAACAGTAAGGTATAATTCAGTGACGCATGAAGTTTCTTATGGTCCAGCTAATTACTCTGAGATTGTGGGCGTTCCTGAGTTACCTAATTACGCTACAGATACAGCCGCGAACGTCGCCATTCCGGTTAGAAGAAAAGGAA